AGAATCCAAAAGGCGGATTGAATGAGGAAGGTCGAGAGTTCTACAAAAGGACTGAGGGACTGAACTTAAAAGCGCCTTTAAAAACGGGTAATTCAGGTCGACGATCTAGTTTTTTAGCACGTATGGGCAATATGCCTGGCGCTGAGATGAAAGATGGGAAGCCTACCCGACTCCTATTATCTCTTAGAGCTTGGGGCGCAACGTCCAAGGAAGACGCTAAAGCGAAAGCTAAAGCGATCTCTAAGAGGAATAAATGAGACCTGTATCCGTTGGAGTTGAACCTACAGCCGCTACGCTGACTACTGTTTATACAGTACCTACGGGTTATTACGCCAAATTTACTGTCATGTATATCCACAATACTGGTGGATCGACAAAACACATTACTGTGGTGTGGAATGATGCAAGTGCCGCTACTTCCTACGACATCCTGACTGAATACAACTTTACTTCTAAGCAATACCTTCAATTTGACGGCAATGCTTATATCGTTTTAGAAGAAGGCGATAAGATTCAAATTACGACTGAAACGGGTAGTTCATTCAGTTTTATCGCCACATTTGAAGTTTTAGGAGCGCAACGAACATGACCTACTTAGAACTTGTTAATGATGTTCTTATACGCTTGCGTGAGAGTTCAGTCTCTACTGTTGGCGAAACAACCTATTCTTCTTTAATTGGCAAGTTTGTTAATGATGCAAAACGTCAGATTGAAGACTCTTACAACTGGAACTGCCTTGCTCAAACAATCACAGTAACGACTACTTCTGGTACAAGTTCTTATGCTTTGACAGGTGCGGGACAGAAGTTTCGTGTTAATGACGCTCTGAACACAACCAGTTTGATTGGTCTTCGCAATATTGAGTTTGTGGACATGAATCGCAAACTAAACCTTGCTGCACCTTCACAGTCTATTCCTTCAGAGTTTTGCTTTAGCGGTGTAGATGGTAATGGCGACACCAAAGTAGACCTGTTTCCAGTTCCTTCTGGTGCTTTTACTCTGTTGTTTGACCTGACTATCCCACAAGCTGCTTTGTCTGCTGATGGCACATCTGTCAAAGTCTTAGACTATTTGGTGACTCAAAGTGCGTATGCTCGTGCTTTGATTGAGCGTGGTGAAGATGGTGGAACAAACTCTAATGAGGCTTATGCTTTGTTTAGAGGAATGCTCTCTGATGCGATTGCATTGGAGTCCACCCGTTATCCTGAAGACAACTTTGTGGCGGTCTAATGGCATCAGCACTTCAAAGTTACAGTCTCTCAGCACCAGGCTTCTATGGCCTGAATACTGAAGACTCACCCCTTGATTTAGGGTCTGGTTTCGCTTTGGTTGCAACTAACTGCATCTTGGATCAGTATGGTCGTATTGGTGCTAGAAAAGGTTGGACAAGGGTTAACTCTTCCTCTGGAAACCTTGGCGCTAACGATGTTGGTGTTATCCATGAGTTAGTCCAAAATGATGGGACTTTGACAGTTCTGTTTGCTGGCAACAACAAGATATTTAAACTCGGCACTTCTAATGCGGTGACTGAGTTGACCTATGGTGGTGGTGGTTCTGCCCCTACCATTACTGCATCTAACTGGCAATGTGCATCTTTGAATGGCATTGCATACTTCTTCCAAACAGGTCACGATCCATTGATTTATGACCCCGCAGTAAGTACAACTACGTACCGCAGAGTCTCCGAGAAGTCTGGTTATGTGGCGACTGTTCCTCAAGCCAATGTTGCTATTTCAGCATTTGGTCGCTTGTGGGTAGCCAACACAACATCCGACAAAGTAACAGTTACCTTCTCTGATCTGATTGCAGGTCATGTATGGGGCGGTGGCACTTCTGGCTCATTGGATGTCTCCCGTGTGTGGCCTAATGGTGCAGATGAAGTCATGGGTTTGGCAGCTCACAATGATTTTTTGTTTATCTTTGGTAAGAAGCAGATTCTTGTTTACTCAGGTGCATCTACACCCGCATCTCTCGTTCTGAGCGACACAGTAGGCTCTATTGGGTGTGTAGCTAGGGATACCATTCAAAGTATTGGCTCTGATGTTGTTTTCTTGTCAGACTCAGGTGTTCGTTCATTGATGAGGACTATTCAAGAGAAGTCTGCTCCTTTGCGAGACCTATCTAAGAATGTTCGTTTTGACTTGGCTTCATCTTTAGCGGGTGAAACAATTGCCAATTTGAAGTCTGTTTACTCAGAAAAAGAAGCCTTTTATCTTTTAGTTCTACCCGCTACTTTGCAAGTTTACTGTTTTGATACAAAGCAGAGCCTCCAAGATGGTGCTTCCCGTGTAACCAAATGGGATAGTATTTCCCCAACGGCACTTAGATCGTTGCGTAATGGTGATCTCTACATTGGCAAAAATGGTTATATCGGTAAGTATGGTGGCTACATTGATGACACTTCTACTTATCAATTCCTGTACTACACCAATAATGCAGACTTAGGAAACCCTAATCAGATTTCCATTCTCAAGTCTATTACTGCTGTAGTAATTGGTGGCTCTAACCAGTTCCTCACAATTAAGTGGGCTTTTGACTACTCGGGCGCTTATCAGTCAGAAAACGTCTTTATCCCACCCCAAGGCTATTTTGAGTATGGGGTTGGTGAGTATGCAGTTGCAGACTACTCAAGCGGAATCCCAATTAAAGCATTGACAAGTAATGCTTCAAGTGCAGGTAAAATTGTGCAAACTGGTTACGAAGCCACCATTAATGGCACTCAGTTGTCAATTCAGAAAATTGAACTTCAAGCCAAAGAAGGCAAGATAGGATAAATATGAGCAATTATTCAAAATCCACTAACTTTGCAACCAAAGATAATCTCTCGCCTGGCAATCCTTTAAAGATTGTTAAGGGTACTGAGATTGATACAGAGTTCAATAACATTGCAACTGCCATTGCGACTAAGACAGATAACTCCTCTGCCACCATTACTGGGGGTACGATAAATGGTGCGGTTATCGGTGGAACTACTGCTGCTGCGGGAACTTTCACTAACCTTACTGTCAGCACAGCCGCTACGATTGCTTCTGCCGCCATTAGTGCAGGAACAATCAATGGTGCGGTCATCGGTGGTTCATCTCCTCTTGCCATTACTGGTACGAACATCACCGCTAATACAGGCTTTAGTGGCCCATTGACAGGCGCAGTAACTGGTAACGTCACAGGTAATGTAACGGGTGCGGTAACAGGCAATGTCACAGGTAACGTAACTGGCAATCTGACAGGCAATGTAACTGCCGCTTCTGGCACTTCTACATTCAACAATGTGACCATCTCTGGCGCATTGGACATGGACAGCGGTACAGCGGCAACCATTACTGGTCTTGCGAGTCCTACAAACGATTCTGATGCGGCTACCAAGGGTTATGTGGATGCACTAGCCCAAGGTATTGATGCCAAAGCCTCGGTTATTGCGGCTACTACTGCAAACATCACCTTGTCTGGCGCACAAACCATTGATGGCATATCGATTGTTGCGGGTGATCGGGTCTTGGTTAAAGACCAATCTACTGCTTCTAATAATGGTATTTACTTGTGTGCAACAGGTTCTTGGACACGCACAACAGATGCTGACACTTATGCTGAATTGGTAGCGGCTTTTACCTTTGTTGAAAGTGGCACTGTTAACGCTGACTCAGGTTTTATCTGCACAATAGATGCGGGTGGGACATTGGGAAGCACATCGATTACATGGGCGCAGTTCTCAGGTGCGGGTCAGATAACGGCTGGCGCAGGTATGGTTAAGTCTGGCAATACTCTAAATGTTCAATCTGCATCAAATAGCCGTCTTGTTGTTGGCGCAGATGAGATTGACTTAGCAGCCTCTGGTGTAACACCAGGCACTTATCAATCTGTCACAGCCGATGCCTATGGACGTATCACTTCTGGTACGAATCCAACGACTATTGCTGGCTATAACATCACAAATGCTTATACCAAAACTGAGATAGATTCGATCTTTGGTTCGACTACTGCGGCAGCTACTTCTGCATCTAATGCGGCTACCTCTGCTTCCAATGCGGCAACAAGTGCCTCTAATGCTTCTACAAGTGCAAGCAATGCGTCTACATCGGCTACCAGTGCGGCGGCCTCCTTTGACTCTTTTGATGACAGATACTTAGGTGCTAAGTCTTCTGCTCCTAGCGTTGATAACGATGGGGATGCCTTACTTACAGGTGCTTTGTACTTTAATACAACAACAAGCCAATTGTTTGTTTGGTCAGGATCGGCTTGGACTCAGGCGGCATTTACTGCTTCTGGCTTTGCTACTTTGACAGGTACTGAAACCCTGACAAACAAGACCCTGACAAGCCCTGTCCTGACAACTCCTCAGTTGGGAACACCTGCTAGTGGTGTTTTAACTAATGCTACAGGTCTTCCTTTATCTACTGGTGTAACAGGTACTCTGCCAATAGCAAATGGTGGCACAGGTCAAACCACTTTGGCAGCAGCTAATATTGCTGTTACCAATGTCGCTAATAGCTTTACTGGTACACAAACTTTCTCAGGTACATCATCAGCTACTGCCATTGTTTTAAACGATGCAGCAGAGGTGGCAACAGTATCAGCAACTGCGGCTACTGGAACGATTAACTACGACATTACCACTCAGTCAGTCCTGTACTACACAAGTAACGCAAGTGCTAACTGGACTGTTAACTTCAGAGCCTCTAGCGGTACATCACTAAATACTTTGATGAGTACAGGTCAGTCAATGACTGTTGCTTTCTTGGTGACTCAAGGCTCTACTGCTTACTACAACTCTGCTGTTCAAGTGGATGGTACGACTTCTGGAGTCACTACTAGGTGGCTAGGTGGTGCGCCTACTGCTGGTAATGCTAGTGGCATTGACAGTTACCGTTATTTTATTATAAAAACAGGTAGTGCAACTTTCACAGTCTTGGCAAGCAACACACAATTTAAGGCTTAAACCATGCCATTACAAGCAACTTCTGGTGCGGCTAGTTACGATGCCTTTGGTGGTGGTGTTCCTGTTGTGCCTAACTACATTGAGGATGTGTTCTCGACTTATCTTTATACGGGTACAAATACTAATCCAAATAATATTGTTAATGGAATTGACCTATCTACTAAAGGTGGAATGGTTTGGTGTAAAGCAAGAAGTGCTGTGAATAGTAATACTATATGGGATAGTGCTAGAGGTGTTAAAAACTTCCTAATAACAAATGCGACTAACGCTAATACAAACCTTACATCTACATATCCTACCTATGGATTGCAGTCTTTTAATACAGATGGTTTTACTTTAGGTAAAAACTTTGAAGGTGAGAATGATACTGGCGATAGTATCGTCTCATGGACATTCCGCAAGCAACCAAAGTTCTTTGATATTGTGACTTATACGGGTAATGGTTCTTCAAAAACCATCAATCATAATTTAGGGTCTGTACCCGGAGTAATGATTGTTAAATCTACAACTTATGTTGATAACTGGGCTGTATATCACAGGTCTTTGGGTGCAACAAAATACATTGAATTAAACAACACAGATGCTGCATCAACTAGCGTAGGATCTCGATGGGATGCAGAGCCAACATCAACTTCTTTCTCGGTTGGATATAACGGAAGCGTTAACGCATCAGGCGAAACATACGTAGCTTACCTATTCGCCCATGACGCAGGAGGCTTTGGCCTAAGCGGAACAGACAATGTAATTTCGTGTGGGAGTTATACGGGAAATGGCACGGCAGGTAATGCTGTAACTCTTGGGTTTGAGCCACAATGGATAATGATTAAGAAAACTAGCTCAGCAGGTGGTGGTTGGGTTATTCAAGACGTAATGCGGGGTATGTCAAATACAGGTTCAGTAGCTTTGTCTGCTCAATCATCTGGTGACGAAGCGGATTATGGCTTGTCCACAATAATTCCTACGGCAACAGGGTTTACATTACCTTCGTATGGAGGCTGGAATGGCTCTGGAGAAACATTCATCTACATAGCCATTCGTAGAGGCCCAATGAAAGTGCCTACGAGTGGGACTAGTGTGTTTGCGCCAAGTAGCGCAGTAGAGCCTCAATCTTCGCCTTTGTTTACGGCTGGGTTTTCAGATATGACTTTGCACAAACCAAGGTTGTCTGAAGGAAATGCACCTTGGATTACAGATAGGTTAAGAGGGAATGGTGTTGTGCTTGAAACACCATACACTTCTTCCCAGACAACATACAGCACTTATTTTAAATACGATTCAAATGCTGGCGCATATATTCCAGCAAGTGGTTACTATAATAATTCTGGTGGTGGCTCAATACCTTATGCGCTATACGCATTTAAACGTGCTCCTAGCTTCTTTGATGTAGTTTGCTATACAGGGACAGGAGCAAATAGAACTGTGGCACATAACTTAGGTGTTGCACCAGAGTTGATGATTACCAAATCTAGGAGTGGTACTTACGATTGGGCTGTCTATGCAGCAGGGATTGGAAACACATCGTATGGGCTTTTAAATGATGCTGGACAGTTTTATGTAGACAGTTCTGCTTGGAACAATACTAGCCCAACAAGCAGCGTGTTCACTGTTGGAACTGGCACTTATATGAATGGTTCTGGAGCTACATATGTTGCATACCTATTTGCAACTTGTGCTGGCGTTTCCAAAGTAGGTTCATACACAGGAACAGGAACTACAAAACAAATTGATTGTGGCTTTACATCAGGGGCTAGGTTTGTTCTTATTAAGCGCACAGACTCAACTGGTTCGTGGTACGTCTGGGATGTCGCACGTGGAATTTCCTCTGGTAATGACCCGTATTTGCTATTAAACTCTACAGCAGCAGAGGTAACAAATACTGACTATATTGATGCTTATTCTGCTGGCTTTGAAATAAGTTCTACTGCTCCTGCTGAGATTAACGCCTCAGGCGGGACTTTTATCTATCTTTCTATTGCATAGACATGAATAGCGGAATCTATCAGATTAAAAACCTTTCAACTGGTATGTCCTACATTGGGCGTACCATTGATTGGTCTGCTAGAAAGCGTAGGCACTTATCTGACTTACGTGCTGGTCGGCATAAGAATCCTCGTTTACAACACTCATGGTCATCAAGAAGTGAACAAGAGTTTGAATTTAAACTTGTTTGGCCTGAAGTTGTTGAACAACTAGAAGAGCTTGAATCTTTTGTTCTTGAAGAGTGTTTTGACACAGGTCGCTTGTACAACGCACATAAGAATTCTGTTGGTGGATTTCTTGGTCAAAAACATTCTGAAGAAACTAAACGCAAGTGGGCTGATGCAAGACGTGGAACAACAATGTCTGATGTTGCAAAACAGCGTCAAGCAGAAACAAGAGCAAAAAGTAACTTATGGGCCAACCATCAAGCATGGATGCAATCACCAGAAGCTATTGCAAACAGATGTGCTAAAGCGGCCAAACCTGAGATAAGAGCAAAAGCTGTAGCTACACGCAAAGCCAATGGATATAAACCTTTTAGTGATGAGGTACATCAACTACAAAGAGATTTATCAAAAGCTAGGGTATTTAATGGTCTTACTTGGGCTGTGGAAAATAACAAAACTCGTTCGGAAGCAATGGAAGAATTTAAATTCTCTTGGGATAGTTTAAAAAAGTATCAGCCCGAATGGGAAACTATCAATGGTCTTCTTAATTTACCAAAACGTGCATCTGGCAAACGCTGGCATGAAAGGAAAAAATAATGCAAATCAGAATCCGACAATCTGGACAAGTCATGTACGAAGCAGAATTTCGTGCATACACAAAAGCCAATGGTGGCCCATCATGGGACACAACAACAACTGAAGTCTTAACGGCTTTGGGTGCTGATGTAGTCTTTGAAGGCGCACAAGCTACTGGTGGTACTGTTTACCAATACTCTCAAGCCAATGGTGTTGAGCAAGTAGATGGTAAGTGGTACACAAAGTATATCCTTGGCCCTGTCTTCATTGACCAAGTGGTTGATGGTGTAACTACTACTGCTGCTGAACAAGAAGTGGCTTACAAGGCTTCTAAAGATGCTGAACAGGCTAAGAGTGTTCGTGCTACCAGAGACACTAAGCTGGCTGAGACTGATTGGAGATTCCGTAGCGATATGACTCCATCACAAGAGTGGAAAGACTACTGCCAAGCATTAAGGGATGTACCTAATCAAGCTGGTTTCCCTTGGACTATTGAGTGGCCTGTTGCACCATGAAAGACGTAAGCCATGAGCAAATCTATGAGCGTCTATTAGCTGTTGAAGCAAAGGTAGATGAAATAGATAAGAACACTAAAGACCTTGTGGAAGCTATTGACGCTGCCAAGGGTGCTGTAAAGGTTCTTAACTGGATTGCATCTATTGCTCAACCAGTTTTGTGGATAGGTGGGTTAATCATTGCTGCTGGTGCAATCTGGCAGACTTGGATTAAAAAATGAAAGATTGGGCTATGGCTTTTACTAGCGCAGTCCTTTTTTGCATTACTGTCGTTTGGTGTTTTTACATCATCGTTTGGGCTATGACGTGAAATGGCTACTGGTGCTTTCAACCTTGTTTACATTGGTGGCATCTAGTAAAGAAAAAACTGAATATCGTTGTGTCAGATGGGCATGGACAGGTGATGTTTACAACCGAAAGGTAGTATGCCTTGAGTGGCAAAAGGTTGAGAAAAAATGATTGACCCCATCACAGCACTAGCTGGCATACAGTCAGCAATCAGCATGGTCAAGAAGGCAGCTAATGTTGCCAATGACTTAGGCTCACTTGCGCCCATGATTGGTAAGCTATTTGACGCTAAGTCTGTAGCTACAAAAGCAATGCTTCAAGCCAAGCAGTCTGGCAAAGGCTCAAACATGGGGACTGCCCTCCAGATTGAGATGGCACTAGAGCAAGCTAGAGCGTTTGAAGAAGAACTCAAGATGCTGTTTATGCAGACAGGCAAGATTGACGTTTGGCAAAAGATTAAGGCTCGTCAAGCAGAGATGGACTTGGCAGACGCTAAAGAGATAAGTGCATTAAAGAAAGCAGAGAAAGCAGCCAAAGAGAAAGAGCAAGAACAACTAGAGATTGGTTTGGCAATAGGTGGTGTGTTTTTTGTTTTGTTTTTAGTCTTTGTTGGCGTAAATGAATTGATGGAATTTTGTGCAGCTACTCGTAGATGTGGCAGATGAATGAGTACCAAAAGACCTTTGACTTATGCTTAAAAATATTTGTCTATGGACTTGTGGCTTTGTATTTTTTAGGCTTTTTAAAGTTTCTTCCTGACGATTTGTCGGACAGAATTGTTAATCTCCTACTTAATCGTATTGGACTTGGTAAATGAAATATTTATTGCTTCTTTTACTGCTAACTGGTTGCGATGAGAAATATCGGTATTTCTGCCAAAACCCAGACAACTTTCATGCTGAATCTTGTCAGAAACCTAGATGCCAATTCACTCAGACTTGCCCCGAGTATTTGGTTGCCCCAATCTTGGAGAAAAAAATCAATGACGTACAACCAGAAACAAAAGCTAACAACTGAAGAAATTGAGGTTAGGGTCTGGAGTATTGTGGTGCTTGCTGTCACCCTG